GATCAGGTGTGATTGCCGATGTCTTGCCAACTACCTTGGTACGGTTCACCACGAAGGTGTAATCAGCCACGGTCACTGCAGAGAAAGCTGTAGAGGGAACAGCAGCAGACAAATAGGATTTCCCATTGGGGAAGTTCACGGTCTGCTCGGTGCCATTCACATCATAAATCTTCAGATCACCATTGGTAAACACTGAGACATATCGCTCAGAGGCGTCACGGTTGATCGTGTGGATGTGGCAGTCACCCAATGGTGTATCCTGAATTTTCTTCAGGTGTTTTGAAGGAGGTCTCTTCTTCAACCCTTGAGAGACAGTGGAAAGACCATTCTCTTGGACTTCGCCCTGAGAGACCAGTCGAAGAGTAAAGGGTTGCTGAGAGACACCGTTAACGAAGTTAGGGATGGAAGAAGAGATCAGAGCCATAATTATCTATCGAGTACTCGCATCACAGAGTAGTTCCCTGTGAGGATGTTGTAGTCAGCAGTACGAGCTTCGTACCTACGGAGGGATCGAAGGGCTCGTGCCTCGTCAGCCTCTGAGTATCGTGCCAGCAATTCAGATCCAACAACACGCTGCTGAAACACTCGGGCAGCTCGGATCGTAATGTAGTGACGGGCAGATTGAGGCATCTCGTTGAACTCCATCAAGAATGTAATGTCACACTTGATAGCGTAATCGAACGAATATGTTTTGTTCTTTCGGTCGTACAGGCGGTTACCTCGAATGGCAACATCAAGTCCTATACGATCATACTTGGAGGTATCAACCTCAATAGCGTTGGCAGGTACGAAGATCTCTTTGGTGTCATTCGTAGGTGTCAACAGAAATTCATAATCGGTATTGAAATGCCAGCCCTCTTCCTGAACCTGTACAGAGACTTCAGCCAGAATCGAACGGGCGGTAACAGCATCGACAACACCAGTCGCCGCATCAAGAGAGTTGATCGGAGACTCGCCAATCGTGCCCAGCATGATGTTGACAGCATCAAGCTCAGTGAAAGTAGTGAGAGCCATATATCATCCAGATAAAAAAAAGGGCCACCCTAAGTTAATAGAGTGACCCTTATAAGCCTATTAGGCGGTCTTCAGTTCGACAGCGCAAGCAGGACGCAGGACACCGTGGCCCATAGCGTACTTAGCAACCATCAGGGTACCCTGACGGCGGATGTCGTACTCAGATTCCATTGCCAGATCCATCAACTTGACGGTACCAACGGATTCTTTAGTAGCAACCACACCAACAGTGTTAGTGAAGTCACCAGCGTACTTGTTACCAGTACCAGCTTCAACAGTGCCGTTCTCAACGGTGCCACCGAAGGGAGCGTGGTTGGTCTTGACGATCTCGATACCGGCAACGCGGAGAGCTTTACCGTCAGCATACACACCAGCACCACCCCAATCTTTGTTCATGATCTTGGTGTTCTGAGCCAGCAAGTAGTATGCAGCGGGGTTCAAGTAAGCGTAGCGGCCATCGGGAGCAACGTTCTTCTCATCCAGCTTCTGAGCTGCAGAGAACAACGAAGCCACGAGAGCTTCACCAGTCGTATCGGTGATCATGGTAGATTCAGTAACAGAACCACCAGCAGATTCACCAGTCACGGGAGCAGAGCCACGGGCAGCCAAGATGGCCAACTGGAGCAATTGCTTGTCCTTAGCATAAGCCAAGGCGCGACCAATTTCGGTGCTGTAGGGAGCACGAACGTCATAGTGGTTCATGGCTTCATCAATGTTGGCCAGGAACGCGTGAGAGATCAGGAGGTCATCGATGGTGATGACGATCTCGTTATGAGGAACTTGCAGACCCAGGATTTCAGAACCGGGAGTGTGGTAGGCAGCGCCAATCTTACCGAGGATCGGGAATTGTGCACTCTTCAGTGCGGTGTTAAACCAAGGTCGTTACTCCTGGTTCACCTATAAGGTGCTCATAGTTGCCTATGAGATCAGACTATATCTTCTCTACTATGTCGCTTCAGATAATCGACAGCAGCCAAGAGGCGCTCTGGACTATCTTTCATTAGACCTAATCCCGTATTACAGTTTGTACATAGCAAGCCACGGACCTTACCAGTTGCATGGTCATGGTCTACAGCTAACTTTGTGTACCGAGAACTGTTCATTTTAGACCCGCAGATAGCACAGCAGCCACCTTGGGCTACAAGCATTTCATCATACCTAGTGTTACACACCCCAAGGTGTCGATAGCGGTGTAATTCCACCAAGCAATCTTTGCATTCACTTCGGTACTTACCAGAGTCTTTACGGAAATAAAAATTATCTTCGGGCTTTTCAGTCCCACAAATGCGACATGTTTTCATAATCTTTTGAAATAGTAGTGACCCCCACTTCGGCCCACTTGGGCCTACGAGCTTTCGCTCTAGTCGTTGAACCTTCCTGTCTTTCGATCAGGCTTGGCTGCTGATTGTCCCAGAGGGAGATCCCAGCAATTCGAGGGTTGTTTAACGTCAGGCAAGAGAATTATTCACCAGACGCGATGGTACGTTCCATGAACTTACCAGCGGTTACAGTTGCTTCTTCGAAGGCAGTGAGAACTTCACCAGCGAAGACTTTAAGGAACAGGGCCTTGGCATCACCAGACGTATTAGCCTGGCCAAGACGCGAAACAGTTGCGTTAGACATTTAAAATTTACCTCGTGTAGAGTTGAAGAAAGTTTGTGCAACCTCCTAGAACCCGACACACAGTCACACAGAGTTGTCCTCCGCAGAGGGCTAAGGTCGTGTAATCAGTTCTTAGAATTGCAATTCCACCGCAAATAATGCAGTGTGGATCGTCTTCAAACGAACGAGGAAAGTGCCGGTCTATTCCCGGCTGTCAGACGCCTATACCGCGCGACAGCGGACCTAAGGTAGTAGGATTCTTAAATAACGTTGGATCGGCCAAGTTTAGCTTGGACCTTGGCTCGGAAGGCAGGGTCGGTCTTGTATCGAGGATCTTTCATCGCCTCAGTCACTTGAGCCATAGACTCAAAGACATCCGCAGAATCCGCATTACCCTTGCCACCCAACATGCGCTGGGGATCAGAACCAACAGAGGACTCAAACTTCGACTTAAGACCGTTCACAGCCAGTTTGGCTTGAGCAGCGTTGCCACTAGAGACCGCATTGTTATATGCCTCGATCTCGGCAGCAGACATGTTTGCCTTTGCCCAGGTGACCATCTCATTGTACTTTTCTCCACCACCCACTTCAGACATGACATCTGCTTCGTATTGGGCAGCGAGGGCACGTTGGCCATCAATGTATTGGTCAACCAGCTTTCGGTCGTAGCCAGCCTTAGCCAGCTTCTCGTAGCTCTCCGAAGACAGCTCACCCTTCTGGGCAAACTCGTTGGAGAACTCCTGCATGTCCAAGCCCTTGTCCGTCAGAGCCTTCTCAGCATCAGCTTGAGTGGCCGTAGAGGGATCAGGGGTCGTGGCAGGTTCGTCCTTAGGCTTCCCTAGTTTGGACTCCAGCTCGGAATAGGCTTTGGCCATTTCCTCAGGAGACTTGAACTTCTCAGGGAGCCACTTAGGGCGATCCTCAGCAGGGGGAGTACCTTCAGTCCCCTCAGCAGGGGGAGTAGCATTGGCCGCATCGACCTTGGCTACCATCTTCTGATCGTGATCCTCAGGACTAGCCGGAGGAGTACTCTGAATAACTACAGTATCTACCATGTATTTCCTATTAGTAGTCCGTGAGGATTCGTCCATCCGCATAGACACGGATGAGAGTTGCCCTTGGATCTACAGTGAATTTTACGTCTTCTGCACCAGCCCCGATATAGACAATCTTAGGGGCATCCTTAGGCTCCGCTACTTGGGGAGCCTTTGGAGTACGTACAGGTCGTGAAGGTTTAGCATCAGCCACCAGCTGCTCCTTGTTCGGCTTGAGCCTGGTTGACCATTCCCTGCTTCATCATCTGTCCAGCCTGATTGATCGCAGGTGTCATACCTTGCTGCATCATGGCCATCATCTGAGCCTGTTGCATCTCAGCATCCAGCTCTTCTTGAGACTTGACGAGACCCTTCATGTCGATACCCAGAGAGGTACCAAAGCGTTTCAGGGCATCACCCTTGTTGATCTCAGGGGGAAGCTGGGCAATCAAAGCAGAGCCTTCGAAGAACATCTGCAGCTTGTTCATGTCGTTGCCACGTCCCAAGGCTTCAATACCTGTAACGATCACAGGCTTGACTGTACCCTTAGGAAGCACCGGAAGTTTCTTCTTCCGTTCCATAGCGAACATGATACGGTTGACCATGGGCAGCTGCATCTCTTGAGAGAGGATCGAGTAGATACCACCAAGGGCTGCTTCCAGCTCATTGGCCATGTATCGGATCTCTTCAGCTGTCACTCGCTCACCGTTACGTTGAACAGCAGAGTTCAACAGGAAGGCAAAGGCCAAGCGATCATTGATGGTGTTGATGGTCTCAAGAGCTACACGGAAGTCGTTGTACTTCTGCAGCTGGAGGACAGACACATCTTGTTCGTTACCCTCGACAATGGCTCCGTTATCGGATTCAGCCAGAGTCTGCTGAGAGGTTGTGCCATTAGGATTGACCAGGAACAGGACCTTGGCTGCAGCAGCCGATCCCTCAACGATAGCCTGAGACAGACCTTCGAGGGACTTGAGGTCACCGAGGTACTCTTCCACATAGGAGCGACCGTAGTTCTCGCCGTCCACCTTAGTGAATCGAACGGGAATCCAAGGAGACTTCTCTTTAGGATAGGAGCCTTCGGAGCCAGGGATAATCATTCCCTTGATCTCTTGATAGACCACCCACTTGCTGTCTTCGAGCTTGACGTGAGTATACAGGTCTACGTTCTTGACACCTGTGGCATCTGACTGGTGATCAGAGAGCATCCCTTGGACATCCCGAGGCAATGCTTCCTTGGCCATGGTTTCCTTGACGATAATCTCAAGGACGTTACCCATGGCATCACGGCTGACGACATACTTCTCCAAGGGGAACACACGCATACCACCACTATCGGGGAGATAGAGGAGAGCGTTGCCACCAACGAGGAGGTGCTTCATGGCTTCAAAGCCAGAGACACGGACAGCACCAGATTCGATCTCGCTCTGGACAGAACGTTCGATCTTGTTGAGACCTTCCTCAACTTCGGCCCTCATGCCTTCTTGCTTGGTCAGCTGCTCCAGGGTGAAGTCATCAATCTGGAGGCGGAAGAAGGGAGAGTTCGGAGGGAGAAGTGCGAGGAGCAGTTTGGAAGCCAGGTTGTTCACACCACGGGCACCAATACCTTGGTAGGG